ATGGCTTTGAAGAAGTGCAAAGAGTGTAAAAATGATGTGTCAACATCAGCCCAGACTTGCCCGCACTGTGGAGCTAAAACCAGCTTAGCTATTAAGTTTGTAGAAACAATACTCGGGTTGATAGGACTCGCTATTATTGTCCCAATTCTATATTTAATTTTTAGCAGCTAACCGGACGGTAAATCTATGGTATGGCGGATTAGTATTTTTCAGGCATAAAAAAACCCGCAGTGCGCGGGCTTTTTACATTGTCTAACTACATCCACATAACCTGTTGTTGCCCTTGGATACTAACACCGACAGGATGCGGCGGGACTGCTACTACATGCCCTGGGGTCATGATCGCAGTATCGTAGGTCTCCATTGTTTTAAACGTGTGACCACAGTTGATATTTTGGCACTGGTGATAACGTTCTTTCGTGTGCTGACTCAGGTAACGGCTAGTGCGGGCATGTGCAGCAGTTTGGCATAGTGGGCAATGAAACATGATTAATTCCTCGTCACTGAATCTATTGCCGCGATAATACTGCCCGCGATCTTAAACAAAAGTAACTTTAAGCTAATTTACAAATCATAAATTCACCTCAAGTGACATCGTAGGTCACATCAGAAAGCAAAACCTCTAACTCTAACGCCGTGGTAAAGCCGCTATTGCTCAAGCTGTGCGTGGCTTTGCTCACAATCCAAGCCTGTGCGTCGATCACCTCCTTAAACCCGCTAACCCTGACTGGCGTTTCCGGTGTGATGTTAGCGCGGCCCATGGCAAGAGATAGTGAAAACTCAGCCGCTCCGCGTTGTAGCTTTTCCCACTTTGCCTGCACGGCCCGCATCGCGGCGGCTTTGCTTGCATAAACCTTAGGGATCACAAACACGTTATCTTCGGCCCCTACCAAGTATTCCCCTTTCTTCTCCTCCTCGGGTTTACCCGGTTTTTTACCGACGGCCGGCTTGTTGGCTTTAGGATGCTGTAAAGCCCGTAAATGCTGTTCTTTCGGCTTGCGCTGCAACTTCACTTTCTGCGGTTTTGGCTGCTTGGTATTGAGCCAGCTCGCCGTCACCCCGGTGTAAGCGTCCCGATCGGCAATACTGAAACTGTGCTGATCGCCATCCTGTCGAGCAAGGGTAAACACCGGCAGCGGCTTGCCGCTCACAGTTGTGCCGTTGCCCGGCCGCATAAACAGCAAACTGCCGTTCTTCACCACGGCCACCGCACCGTTGAGGGAAGCCAGCCGGGTAAGAAACGCCGCATCTGTCTCTTGAGTTTGGTCGATGTGGCTCACTTTAATAGTGCCCAGACCGGCGGCTATGGTGGCCTTGAGCTTATTGCGTGCCGCCACCTTCTGCACGATATGGCTCAGCGTGGTGTCATGATAGGACTCATCACGCCGGGTATTCAGCGACCCGCGAAAATCTGCACTCCGGGCGCGAATGGTCAGAGTATCCGGCGCACCCCGGTGCTCTACCTCATCCACGGTAAACAGCCCCTTTGGCGTCAGTGCCGCCCCCTTCCAGCCGAGTGACAGCGCAAGCACCGCATTACGCTGCGGCATCGCCATCAGGCCGTCGCTATCGTCCAGCTCAATATCAAGCTGGTCAGCCTCAAAGCCCCGGTTATCCGTCAGCGACAGGGAAATCAGGCGCTTACGAATATTTTGCGTGATGTCTTTTTCCTGTAGCGACAAAGAGAAATCCGGGGCAATCAGTGCCCCGACAGGCATGGCAACGCCAGTGATCATGACAGAAAGCCCCCCATTATCCCGGCGGCCTTCCCGGCCATCCCACCGGCCTTGTCGTACAGCTCCCCTGCTTGCTGGCCTAAATCGCCAAACATGGCGGATAACGACTCATCAACTCGCTTTAAATTGAGCGTGAATTCTGTGCATCGTGGGCTACCATCGGCGAAAAAATCCGAATGGCTTTCCGATATCGACTCAATCACAAACATGCCGTAAATCGTACCGCTGCCCTCAATCAGCGGCCATGCCCGCCCCTGCTCCGCCATCAGTTGCAGCGTCAACAGCGACCAACGGCCTCCGGTGATCTCCGGTAGCAATACGCCAGACAGGGTAATTGTTTCATCATCCAGCCCCAAAAACTGCGCCGCCGGGCGCTGGCCTACACGCGCATTGGTCGGCCAACGGTAATCCGCCGTGCGGTTTAGAGACTGATACGGCAGCGTTTGAAGCATGAAAACAAACAAGCCTAGCGTTAACATCATGTTGTTACCCTCCGTAATTCATGCGGCTGCGTGCAGCGGCCGCTTGTTTTCGTTGTTCAGCGGCAAGCTGGCGAGATACTTCGCGGGCAATCACTTGCGCGTCCTGCCCCGGTGCTGCATGTACCTCAATGGTGATAGGTGCCGGGGCCATCTGTATCGGCGCGGCGGCCGGTGCTGATGCCATCACCGGCGTAGACAGCGAAAGCATGGCAGCCGATAGAGCGGCCGTTTTCTTCCGGCCGGTGACATTGACCGGGCCGCCGATCACTTCCGGGCCACGTTCGCCCACAATGCCAAACTGACCACGGGGAATGTTGCCGCCTTTGTCAAACGCTCCTGCATAACCCGGCCCCGGTGCCAGCATCGGTGCGGGCCGGTTGTATGAAATAGCCGGGTTGATTTCCGTTTTATCACCGCCAAACTTCATCCAGTCCGGCAACATATCGGTAAGGCCGCTAAACTTGTCTTTCAGGGCTTGCCAGCGTTCGGTAATGCCATCAATGATGCCGTTAATCATGTTCATCCCGGCTTCTTTGAATTTACCCGGCAAAGCTTTAGCCGACCCCACAAGATCATCCCATTGCCCGCCAAGCCATGTTTTAAGGCCCTCCCATGCTGCCTTTGTCGACTTTTTGACACTTTCCCATGCTGCCGACGTCGCCGTGGTGATACTGTCCCATGCACCCAGGGTGGCACTCTTGACCGTCTCCCAGACGACTTGGAATTTAGGCCCTAACGTTTCCCAGTTCTGCCAGATATAAATCGCCCCCATGGCGATCAAGCTAATAACGGCCAAAATCGGGTTAGCCATCATGACCCGGCCCAACCACATCACCGCCGTGCCCACAAAACGCAGCCCCTTTACCAGTCCGGCAAACGACACGCGCCCGACGATTGACATCAATTTGAGCATGCCGCCGCCCATCGTCAGCAAAGAACGCCCGACCGCACCGCCGGTAAATTTCATTACGGCACTAAGCCCACGCGCTGCGGTGGTTATGCCTTTAAACGAAAACTTGGTGGCAATCTTGCCCAGCTTAAACAGTCCTTTAGTAACCCCCAAAGTTGGCCCCATCAACAGACTAAACCCGGTGATCACCGGCCCGGCCAAAAAGCCCAGCACAGCCATGCCCCCGATCGCTGCGGTAAGACCCAGCGCCAGCTTAAACAGAGTCCCGGACAGTTCCGGGTTTTCCTTCGCCCACTGCCCGGCAACGCCGAGCCATTTGGTGGCGGACTGCGTGAGTTTCCGCAACCCGGAATCCTGTTTATCAAAGACCTCAATCTGAATATCCTCAAAAGCCGATGACAGATTTTTTAAGTCGCCGTCGAGGTTATCCGTTTTCGTTTTAGCGATTTGCTCTGTCGCACCTTTAGAGTCCGTCACCGTCTGCTTTTTAGCGTTAAGCTTGCCGTTACCGGCGGCGGCAATCAGCTTGATTGCGCCTTTCATCGCCTCTTCGCCGAAAATCACTTTCAGGTATTCCGCCTGCTGCGCGGTGCCGAGCTTGTTCTTTTTAAAAGAGCTGTCGATTTTCTTTAGGATGCTTTCGATCGGCAGCATGTTGCCTTTGCCGTCTTTTGTTTTTACTCCCAGTTCTGACAGGGCATCTCCCGCTTGCCCAACCGGTGCTTGCAGGCGGGTAAACATGGCGCTCGCCGCCGTCCCGGCCATGCTGCCTTTAATGCCGTTATCGGCCAGCACCCCCAGTAATGCCGTGGTGTCCTCAATGCTGGCCCCGGCCGCCTCCGCAATTGGGGCGACGTACTTCATCGCCTCGCCAAAATCCGCCAAATTGCTGTTGGAACTGGTAAAGCCCTTGGTCATGACATCCGCGACGCGCTGGATCTCGCCAATCGGCATGTTAAACGCCGATTGCATGTTAGTGATGATGTCGGCCGCGTCGGCAATATCCAGATCGGAGGCTAATGCAAGGTTTACCGTGGATTCCGTCGACTTCAAGATGGCATCACCGTTAAAGCCGGATTTCGCTAACACCGATTGCGTGCGGGCGACGTCCGTCGGGGAAAATGCCGTAGTGGCCCCGATATCACGCGCCTGCTGGCGAATGGCCGCCAGTTGCTTATCATTTTTCGCCAGCCCTAACGTGGCCTGCGTGTCTGACATCTGCTTATCGAATTGCACCCCCGGCGCCATAAACCGGCTCTCGGCATAAAGCCCGGCAGTGGCAACACCCAGCCCGACGGCACTTTGATTGCGGACGGTGGCGCCCAATGCTTTACCGGCCTGCGCACGCTGCTGAATACGGCTCAGAGATTCCTGTTTTTTGCTCAGGCGCTCCAGCTCGGCACGCTGGCGGTTAAGTGCACCCGTGGCTTCACCTGTACTGGCTTTTAACCGGCGTTGCTCGGCGCTCAGTTTTTTGGTAGCGATGCCGTCAGCGTTGAGCGCGTCACGCTGGCGCTGTACGGACTGGCGCAACCCATTGTATTTTGTTTGCAACTCAGTGGCGGCACGCTTGGAGGCTGCCAGTAAACGCGCCTGCTGTGCTGTGGGTTTTTCTGTCGCCTTAAACTGAAGAGCCAGCACGGCCGCTTCCGCTTTGGCCTTTTTCAGCGCCTGCCCAGTGACAGCGAGCTGTCCCTGTTGTTTACGATAACCATCAATCCGGGCGGCCTGTGCGTCCAGTGTTTTAAGGGTTTGTTGCGTAGTTTTGATGTCACCGGCAAGCGTTTTGCTTGCCTGTTGGATACTCTTTAGCGGGCGGGTGGCTTGGTCTACGGCCTTCAGCAAGACCTGAAGCTGTAGGCTTTTACTCATCGTGATTCACTCCGCTGCGTTGCAGGGCTTTATGACGCCAGTTCAACAGGTCCGTGAGCGTCATACCGGCCATTTCAGATGGCGGCCAGTGGAATATCACCGCGATATCCGCCATCAAATCATCAACACCCAGCCGGGCGTCAATCTCTATTCCGCCGACTTCGGCGACAAAAAACCGACGACCTCACCGGCCAGCGCCACCAAGTCTGTCAACTCAAGGCGGGCGCACTCTTCTTTGGTCAGACTCGGGTACGTGACACGCGGCAGGATCACCAGCAGCGCGTCAACATCGGCATTGGCTACCGCAGCCAGACCGACGCCGCGCAGTGCGCCAGCGGTGGGCTTAATCACCTTCACCTCAGTAATGGTGGTTTCACCACGCTGGATCTGGGTATCGAGGGTGACGACGTTTTCTTTAGCTTCGTTCATAGTGGTTTTTCTCTCTCTAATCAGGGGAACGGCCAGCCCGGCGGGCTGGCGCAGAATTACATGCCAATGGCCTTACGGTGTTCAGCCAGACGGTCAACGCCGTTGACCTTTTCGACCATGTTCACGGTGTCGACTTCGATCAGCTCTCTGCCGTCCACGGTCAATTTGAAATAGGTGCATTCTGTGGATACCTTGGTTTCGGTGTCCTCGCCTTGCTTGTATTCGCCAAAGTCGATTTCTTTGTGGCGACCGCGCATGACCACTTCCACGGCGGACACCTCGCCGGTATCGTCACGCTGGAAGGAACCGGCAAAGCGCAGCGGCACGGCATCGACAGCGCCCCATTGCTTGAGCACCAGCTCATCAATGCCGCCCATCGCCCACTCAACGGCCAGCGCGTCATCGTCCAGTCCCATATCGACAGGGGCCGCGCCATTCATCCCGCCGCCCCGGTATTTCTCCAGCTTGCGAGTGAGCTTCGGCAGCGTCAGCGATGACACGATGCCCATGTAGTTAAAACCGTCGTTGAACAGGTTCAGGTATTTCAGTTTTTTAGGCAGAGCCATTACTCATCGTCTCCTTAACGGTTCACGGACGCGGCGAACGTCGCAAGATAGCGGTCAGTGATACGCTGACGCAGGGTTAAATCTTCCAGCGGTGGCACCGGCGTATAGTCGTAATCAATAAACAACTTGCCCGCTTTCAGGGTTTCTTTGTCATTGGCGCTGGCGTCATACCAGCAATCGCCATCAATAATCAGCCCGGCGGATTTCAGCTCGCGGAATTTCGCCTTGATGCCATCAATCATGTCGCGGATCAGCGTCGGCGTGACCGGCCGGTCAATCGCCCACATGTGCGCTTCGGCCATGGTGTCAGCCAGCACTTGCGCGGTGCGGGTGTAGTTTTCAAACAGGAAAAGCGGATCGTCAGAACAGGTGCGAGAACCCCAGAACTTAAAGCCGTCTTTGCGGATCAATGTGGTAACGCAGGCTTGGTTTAACAGGTCAGCATCCGTACCCGGCGCTTGTAAGTCCCAGAACACACTCGCCGTGATACCGCTAACCCCATTCACACCCACGTTAGACAGGGTTTTGTGCCAGCCGGTATCCGTGTCGATTTTGGCACGCAGGCCCAGCGCACGGGCTGTGGCATAGGCAATATCGCTTTTGTTGGTGGTGGTGTTCCAGCTCACAAAATCCGGCCAGACAACCATCAGCTCGCGCTGGCTGAAATTGGCGCGATACTTAATCGCATCCTGTACCGTTTTGCAGCCGTAGGCGCTGATATAGCCAAATGCACGCAACTGTTGGCAGATCCCAGCCAGTGCCGTCGCTACTTCCAAATTGTCATGGCCCGGCACGCCAAGAATGCGCGGTTTCACACCTAATTCCGCCTGCGCAGATAACAACGCTTTCATTCCGGTGTAGCGGCCCTCTGCGTTCGCGCCGCCGATAATATTTGATGTGGTTTCTTTGGCGTCTTTGCCTTCGGCGACACGGACAACCACCGTGACCGGTTTTGACTGATCGGCAATCGCCAGCAGTGCAGCCGCCAGCGTGCCTTTTTTACCGGCCTTGCCAGAGGCGGCCAGTACGTCAGTGATCAGCACTGGCGTGTTGAGCGGGAAGGTGGTCGCGTCGGCATCCTCCGCCGTGCACACCATACCGACGATGGCCGTCGATACGGTGGAAATAACGCGGGTGCCGTCGTTGACTTCGACAACACGCACGCCGTGATGATAGTCACCCATAAATAGCTTGCTCCATAGTGAGTTGGTGCAGGCATGATGCCGCCCGGCACAACAGGCCGCACGCGATGGGTGATGGAAGGCAGACCAGACAACAGGCGATACCTGCCGGGGCGGTTTTGAGGAAATTACGATCGTTTTCGCCGATCAATATCAGCGTATTGATCTACGCAATCAATTGGACGGAATTTAGCCAAGCGGGGTATGGTCAATAACCAAGACGCGGCAACATCAGGGAAAGCCGCAAAGCACAAAGCCCGCATATCATTACGATGCGGGCTTTTTTATTAGGCGTCGGGGGTTAGCGGCCACTCAATATTCTGCGCGTCTTCCGGTCGGATACGGTTGGCAAGCACCCGGCAGGTTTTCCATGCAGTTAATTGCGCCTTCTCTTCCTTCGTAGCCATCCCCAATTCAACCGCATCTTGCAAGGGGGTAATGGCATTGCTTGCTTGGATTATCAACTGGCTCTTTTTGCGCGTCGCTTCGATCACGCGTTCTTGTTGGCTCAACGGTGGGGCGTCAATCCAACAAGGCAGGCCAGTATCATCTGCACCCCGGATTTTCCCGGTAGGGGATTGCTCGCGGTATTTCTCCCATTCCTCCAGTGATACGGGTTTAACATCATCAGGCCAATTATTATTGGTTTCGTAGGCTTCCTGATCTTCCAACACATAGAAAATATTGGTTTTCGCACTGTATCCGTAATTCATCATTAAACCCCTACCGCCCACCAAAAGGCGACGCGTTCGTTTCCATTCATACCAGAGTCAAACCCACCCGGTCCCACGTTTAGCGCTTCCATGTTTGCAGATGAGTCCCCCCAATGCCCCGCCAATGTTAATTGAACGCCGAAACAATCCTGTGTAAACCCGCGAGGAAAATTAACCCGGTTAAGGTAGTTATCGCCGCGATTGATAACGCCGCCCTGATGGATATACCCGGTTAATTCGTCCTTATACCACCAAGCATTTCTATTGCCGGAAATATGGCTTCGATTGTTAAATGAATCCCAGTCAACGCGGCCATTGACTTGCTCAATCACCGCATCCCATAGCCATTTATTCCCCCAACGAGCACCAAATATATTGCCATCACTGGCATGAGTTGCCGCGCCAACGCTGAGGGCACCTTGAATCGTTACGTCATGACCCAACGTCATTGCACCCGTTTTCACATTGACGGCCATCGGGCGCAGGTTGTTAAACGTGCCATACTGGTCTTTTGCATTGGTCAGCATTAAATACATACTGCCGCCATCGTTACGCCAGAATGTGCCGTAATCCCCGCCGACAATACGATAGTTATCGATAGAGGTTGATTGAATTTCCGCGCTGGTTTTCACAATGCCGGTAAATACGCCGCCCCGGCTCATCATGACCGAATCCCAGCCGCTAAAAGTGCCATTGATGTTTACCGCTGCGCGGAGGCCGGGTTTTCCGCCTGCCTCATGAGACATCTGCAAGTAATGATGAAACTTGCCATTACCTGTGGCTGCGGATAGGTCATTCATATTGCTGGTACACAAAACAGATCCCCATGGCACGGCAGCCCAAGAACTATTTTCTGCACTCCATACCCCCGGCGTTGTTGGCGCATTCGCGCCAGTTAAGACGCGAGCAACCCCCATTCGGGCGGCAAAGCTGTTTCTTACATCAGCGGCCTGAACATCAGAAGCTGTGGGTTTATTTCCTGAGTGGTACAGGTTCACAAAATCCGAATATTTCCCCGTATCGTTAGCACGCAGCCAATAATTGTTGCTGGTTTTTTCCGCCAATAACTGGAAGCCTCTATGTTCAGTCACACTGAAATTCACCAGCGTAGAATAAGGTTGTGACGGATAACCTTTAATTTTCGGATCATCAAATTCCAGCGTTGACAGGCTGATCCCATGCTTCCATAAACTCGGTGAATCTGTGGCGTCGCGTAGCGGTTGCACTGGTAATACTGTTGAACCGTCAATCTCTAACCGGCCCTTCATCTTGTCGCCCGCAAGTTTTACAAAACGGCCGTCGGCTTCCGTTTTGTTCCATGCATTCACATCCGACGCCAGTAAATTAACATCACCGGTCAGCGGTTTTCCGTTCACACGAAAAGAGCGCATGGCATATTTCTGCGCCGCTTGGCCATCAGTCAACGCCCCTACATCCGCGGCAGTAGGTTTATTAGCAGGTGAGTAAACACGGGCATTGCCATCCCACACGGAAGCGCCGGTGATCCGGCCTTTGGCCGAAAATGACCCGGTACGCACATTTAAAAATGCTGTGCGGCCCTGTACGCCTTCCTGTTTGCATGTGTTATAAAAACCCAGCCCATACCAGCTTTGTATATCCACATTACAGGTTTCATAACTGGCCCCGTCCCCGTTCCCCGGAAAAAGTCCACCGGGCTTAGCCTTCCAACTGTTAGCCACCATCACGCCGCCAGATGCCTGAATTTCTTTCTGGAACGTGCCGCCCTGGGTAGCGGATACCGCATCCACATCTTGCGCCGTTGGCTTATAGTCCGTGGTGTAAATCCGTGCCCACTTGATGCCTTTCGTGGAGTTTGAACCACCTAAGAAGCCCGCACCGCTGTTAGATATACCCATATAGCCGGTAGACGGGCCACCATCGCAGGGCAAAGAAATCACCCCATATACGCCGTTACCCGGTGCATTTGCTGACGTGTTGTTTACGCGGAAAATTTCACCCTGATTGCAATAGGCATCATCACGATGACGCGACCCCATCCCCAGCCCAAACGCACCAACGGCCATCAGTTGCCCGCCTTCAACACCGACGTTTTTTGTTGCTGCATTGCCCAGCGCAAGGTTGCCGCGTGCGGCGGATTTGTCGGTCAGATCGGACAGGTTGGCCGATTTCTTGGCACTGGCATCATTCACATCTTTAACGGCTTTCGGCGTTGCGGCCTTTGTTTCATCCGTGCTGTTTGTGGCGCTGCTCAGTTGCACCAACCCTTTAGCGGTGGTGCTGGCGTCCGGGTGGTTACGGGTTTTCTCATGTTCTTTGATGGCGTCGGCTACAAAATCCTTGGTAGCCAGCACGGTATCGCCCCCGGCAATCACGCTGATGGCTCCGCTGCTGCTGACAATCAGGATCATGCGCAGCGTCTGCGTACGGCCGCTGCCTTCCTCCAGTTTCGGCTTGTAGCTTTCGGCCACATTACTGACCGCAATCAATGTGCCGAACTCGTCATACAGCCCCATTTCACGCAGCCAGAACCCACCGACATTCGCCGGGATAATCAGCTCCGCCACAATATGATTTTTTATCGACTTATCAATGGTCAACCCGTTAAGGGTAGCGCGATATTTTTCATTGATGAGCTTTGTCTGTGCCGGGTTCGGTGTGGGTAAGGTGCCGTTACCGTCCCCGACGGCCATACGGGTGATTTTTAACTGGGTACCGCCTGCCGACGCGGCGGCAATTTTGGCCGCCCCGGCGGTAGTAACAATCGCTTTATACTTGCTCATGATTTCCTCTTATCCGGGGTAAACGGTAATGACATCACCGTCAACGACAGCCGCGCCGACGTAAATCAGGCCGGGGATGTCCTGCAAAATATTAAGGCCGATCAGTTGACGGCTCAGGGGTTTGGCATCGGCGATCAGCCGCTCCATTTCTAAATACATTTCTTCCGTGATGCCGGTTTCCAGCACACCAATATCCAGCCGGAATGTGCCGGGCGGATCTGCGCCTTCAGTGTGAAACCATTCAACAACGTTAATCAGGTAGCCGAGCGGCTCGACCACACGGCGCACGGCCCCAATGGTGCCTTTGTGGCGATGGATGAAAAACGCCGCAGCGACCACACCGCGCTTTACATCCTCCGGCCATGCTTCATCCCATCTATCGACGGAAAATGCCCACGCCAGATAGGGCAGCAGGTGCACCGGGCAACGAGCCGGGTTCCACAGCTCGCGCAGTGGTACCGGTAAACGTTCCAGCTCAGCGCAGGCCGTGGCGGCGGCCACTTCCAGCGGGGACGAACCGACCGGCATTAAGCGGTTATTCATCAGCCCGTCCCGGTTTGATAGTTAAGCCGGTGCAATAGCCTGCCTGCGTCTTATCCAACACGATATCAGCCGCCGGTTTGATGATGTCTACATGCTCGACCCCCTCAACGGTCAACGCGGCGTTCATACTTGATCGGCGAATACTGCGCCCTAATCGGCGCACACCCTCCACGTAATTACGCAGCCTTTCATTGGCCGCCGTGAGGATCGGCGCTACCTCCGGGCCGGGATGAAGGTATAACGTGGCCTCGATGGCATAGCGGGTAATTTTGGCGGATTGCACCGTCACCCGATCAGCGACCGGGCGCACATCCTCATCGTTCAGCGCCACGCTGACGACTTGCAACAGCTCAGGGCTGGCGGTGCCGTCGCCGTCGCGTGACAACACTGTTACGGTCACGCAGGCCGGTGATGGGCTGATAGCGGTCACATCGGCCACACGACCATCAGCAGATCGTGCATGGAAGCGGTAAGAGCCTGCCGAACCGGCGGTGCTCATACCTTCAAAGGCATCGGGTAGGCGTAACCGATAATCGTCGTCTGATTCCATTAGCGCCGGTGTCGGCGGGATAGTGGTTTTATCCTCCGGGATGATCACAAGACGCGGGGTGTTAAAATTCCCGCCAAACTGGTCAAGATCGGTACCGGTGGAATAAGCCAACATCACCGCCTTGGCGGCATCATTGATACGCTGGCGTAAAATCACCTCACGATAGGCGTTCTCCTGTAACAGCTTCACGATCGGCTCTGACTCCAGCGCCAGCGTGCGGCTGATGGCCTCGCGTTCCGCCTCGGGATAAAGTGAAATTAGCGTAGCCTTACGTTCTACCAGCAGCGTTTCATAGTCCAACACCTCGACCACTGTCGGGGCGGGAAGCAGACTTAAGTTAATCGTTGCCATGGTTCAGCTCACAGGAATAGACAACGACAACGCGCCGGGGGTATCGGTGCGGGTGCCGGTGATGTCGATCACCATCTTGCCGTTGTAGGTGGTGTTAAAGGTGATGCCGGTTAGCTTTACGCGTGGCTCCCATGCCAAAATCGCGCTGTAACAGGCGGCCATAATTTGCAGCCGCAACGTGTCATTCTGCGGCTGGTCGAGCAGCTCAGACAGCAACGAACCATAAGCCCGGCGCATAGGGCGTGAACCCTGTGGCGTTATCAGAATGTCAGCCACGGACTGTCGAATATGGTCGATATCCGTCAACGTGCGGCCAGTTTCGCGGTTCATGCCGATATATTTGGCGTTTTTCATGTCGGTGTATCCGATTTGTCTTCACCATGCTTGACGCCGCCATGAGTGTGCTTATCAACGACAACGCCGTTGGATGAGAACGAGCCGCCGCTGTGCTCAATGGTGCCGGTCATCGTGCCGCCTTTTTTCACTTCCAGCGTGCCTGTGGTCAGCTTGTTAGTGCAGATCACCTCCGGGGTATCGAGGGTGATGCTTTTTGCGGCTTTGACGATCACCACTTTCGTGCTGGCGGTAATTGACTCGGACGCCTGTACATCAGCGGTTTTAATGCCGGTCACACTGAGCGCTCCAGTGGCCGGTTCATACTCCAGCACCGCACCATCAGGGAATTGGGTATGTAGCGCATCCGCTGACACCGACGGGGCCGGGAAGTCGTCGGAATAAATGCCGCACAATACAAAGGCAGTATCGAGTTCCCCCCCCAGCGCAAATACAATAACCTGCTCTCCGGCTGACGGGGCCGACCATATACGGGTACGTCCAGCGCGAAAGGAGATCCAGTTGAGCCAGTCGGTAAGATTGCCGCCGGTATCGACACGGCAAAGACCGCGGTCTGGGTCGACGGCGTTCACGGTGCCAATGCGGATCAGGTTGCGCAGCAGACGCAGAATGTCGGATTGATTTTTCATACTGAAAGGATGCCGCCCAACTCAGGCGGCGACAACTGGGAGTCGTTGGAAGATGAAGCAAACAACGAGTATTATTTATTTTTAAAATCAAAGTACACTTATCAAACCGCCCATATCTCTATATCATAAAATAACATTCACTAGTGAGGGACTACTGATGCTCGACTCTTTCATAACAGATAAAAGCAAAGATTTACTATTAATCATTTTCCTAACCCTTACAGTAATTAGGGTTGGTGGGCTTTCATTTTTATTTCGCTTGATATTAAAACTATTGAAAATAGAATTCACACATGAAAAGCTAAAAAAACAAAATCAAAAAACATTTGAAGCACAAATGTATCGATTCATTAATGGTATCAACATCCAATGCGTAGAGGATGGCGCATTAATAGAAGAGAACATTGAGAGTGGAAAAATCCAACGCTCATCATTTTGGTTTACTGGTTTTTTTGGCCCCATTGGTTATAAGAGACTAATGAGGATAGAGCTTTTATTGATCGGATCAATTTTCTTTATTTGCATCATACTTGGTGCCGCCTTGCTATATAATAGCATCTCCGACTATAAAAAAGGATATGTTCACTTTAATTTAACCGGTGAAGATATATACATATCCACCGAGAATATTTACGATAAAAACAAAAACAAAACCACAACAAAAGAGATTTGCAACACTCAGAAAGAAAGCCTATCAAACACATATATTGAGGCATGCGGTTATTTACCACCCACATCGGAAGAGAAAAGCAAAGAGTTGAACGAAGCAATAGAAACCGAAAAGAAAAACACCAAGCTATTTGAATTAACTGGATTTATCTTCATATTTATAGCTGTATTGCTACTTTTAGGTTTCTTGCAATACATTAGTTTAAATAAGAAAATATGTGATATCAAAGATAACCTAAAATGACGTAAATTAGAAAGTAAGTACAGCACAAAAGCGGTATCAAGTTATCTAAAAAGTACTCCTGCTTACCGACAGAGAACACCGTTCACCTATGGGTACAGCCGGAGCGGAAGGCTGGCCAGCTGAACCAGTCCGTGAGATTGCCGAAAGTTTGGACGCTATATCGGCAGCTATCGATGCCAACGCTGTTCATAGTTCCAATACGAATCAACTTGTGCTGCAGGTGCGAAATGTCGTGTTGATTGTTCATGCTGGAAAGATGCCGCCCTGCGCGGGCGGCGACAAAATGGAGAGGTTAGAAGGAGGAACAAACAACGTTAATAGATGATTATTAGTGTTCGTCTTCAGCTAACCAAACATCCAACCGTCTAAACTTTTTATACTTAATATAATAATCCAAATCGTCGAACTCATCCTTTATATCTTCAAGTATATTCGGGCTATTTTCTTGCAATATTTCCGATTCTTTCACCATAGACAGAAATTGATTGCAAACGTCAGTTTCATTATGCCTTTCCAATGATTTATTAAACTTAGCAAGTTCATTATTCACTTCATTTCTATGATTTATTGCTTTTGAATGCTCATCATAAATCTCAGGTGTAATCACACTTCCCAACGATTTTATTTTTAACTCTCTATTTTTCAATTCTTCAGCAAAGATGGGCCTTACCTTTTGAAGAACCACCTCATAAAGATCATATATATTAACACTATGCCACTCCTTTTTGGCCTCTTCCAACCTAGAATGCTCAGCACCGATCCCGCCCAACTCAGCATCTATTTTATTGATAATTTCAAGTTGCTTACTTCTTGGCATAGGTCTGCTCCACCGCCCTTGCTTTGACAGCAGAATAAAAAGCATATTCGTGATAGGTAAAGTCACCTCTCTCAACCTTTTAAGAATCCCTTCTGCTTCATCTATCTTTTCTTGAAGCTCTGCTTCAATACCAAAACCTTTAAAGCTCTTGAATTGCGAGATATATACAAAAACCAAACATAAAAAGCCAGCACTATAATTAACTCCAGCAGCACTAACCTTATCTGAGAAAGATAAAGCGCCTCCAGAAACAAAAAGTAAAACTGCCAATATAAATATCACGCGCCTTATATGCTTATCATTCATAACTACCCCTCCAAGATGGAAGAAAATACTTTATTAGAGAAAATTAATATTGTAAATGTTGTATTACTGCAATCTCTACTATATCAATGTCATTTTGGCTAAACCCCAGCAACGGGCGGGCCTCATATTTTACCGCCTCGCTGTGCGGTGTTGGCCGGTCACGCAGGCCATAATGGTGCACGTTAGCCATGCGCTTAACCCGCCCGACAAACTCCACCACGGCATCGTCGCTGCTACCCTTGGCTTTCATGTAACGGGCGGTGCGCAGCTTTGAGAACATCGCCCGATCACGCAAGCACTTTGTATTGCGCAACGGCGTTTTACGCGGGGCATACGGGGTGCCGTCCGGTGCCTGCTGGCGCTTGATGTTTTGCTGTTGGCTGGCGCGTAAACGCTTGGACACAGCAACCGCCAACGACTTGCGGGACTGCGGCGACAACGCGGTAATCAGCCCGGCCAAACCGGCGTCAAAGGGGCTAAACTCGTTCATTCCACTCACTCACTAATTCACCGTGTACAAAGAGCTGCAGCGGGCGCGTGACGTTTTCCGGCAACGGGGGTTCCGGCAGGTGCTTAACATGCAATGCCCCGCCGTCCTGCTCATTGACCACCACACGCTCGGTTAACTGCAGGGATACGCTGAAATCGTAAGAGCCGTTGTTATTAAAATCCGTGGCAAAGGTAAAGCCGGTGCGGCGTTTTTCTGGTGTGGCCATAATGTCCGGTTGGTTTTCACGTAACCACGCCTGTATCGGCACCACGATTAAATCCAGATCGCCGGTGTAATCCAGAAACAGCAGATTCAGCGTGTAGCAATACTCATGCGACAGCGAGGTGGCAAGCGTGGAGGCAATATTCCCACCCGGCACCCGTACCTGTAGATTTTCGGGATTACGTTGTAGCCATTGAAGGCAATTTGTCAGCTCAGCGCGGAGCTGCTGCGGTTTTAACATGGTGTTGCTCCTGACAAGTTTTAATGGCGTCGACCTGTACGGCGCAGGCCGCTAAGGCGTTTTCAAGCTGGCGAATATCGGCGCTCAAATCGCCGTTATTCTTCGGGCTGCTGGCCGGTATCTGGCACGGGTTCACCGTCGGACAACCAACGTAGATAATCGGCGGCACGGGTGAAGCTGGGGCGCTGGTGCAGCCGGGCAACGTCAACAGGCAAAGGAGTGTTGAACCAATCGCGTAAAATTTGGTTTTCATTCAGTAATCTCTGTATTTTTTGCTCACGGGTTAGCGCCAGCAGGTGCGCGTTGTTGAGGTCATTCCGCAGGCTTTTCTCTTCCTGCGCCAATTGGCTGGCCGCTGCCTGCAACGTGCTGATCGCAGTGCGGGTGTCGGTCAGCGCCGTCGAAATCCTGCTGTTTTCCCGCCGAGCTTCATCCAACTGATCACCCAGGGCGACAACCTTCCGGTTAAGCAAACCGACGACAACCAACGACAGCAACAGGAACAACACGGCAAGGCGGGTCATGGTGTGGCCCCAGTCAGACAGTAGGCCATTTCTGACGCCCGGCGGCGTTCCAGCCCGGCGGATTTAACCCCGTTGACATACACCCAACGCGGCAACTGCTGGCAGGCGCTGCGCCATTCCTGCCGCTTGATGAAACCGGCCAGTGTGGAGCCACACGCCGCCGTCATGCCCACATTGAAGGTAAAGGACACTACCGCGTCATAAACCGGTTGCGGCATCGTGACAGGCATACAGCGCCCTATCGCACGCTCAACCCGATAAACGTCGGCAACAAGATTGACGGCAGCTTGGCGTTCGTTAATGACCTTGCCCGGCACTACCCCGGCGGTGTGGCCGATGCCAATCGTCCACACGTTCGCGCTGCACTGGTAAGGAGAAAGCCGACAGCCTTCAAAATCAGCCAGCAGACGCAACCCGGCCTCAGAGGTGTGCAAAGCGCTGTATTGTGGCAGTAAGGCGGCCAGCGCCAGCACGGCGGCCACGGTGCAACGTTTAGCGATTGAGTTCATCGTATACCCTCCGGCTAACGCCTAATTTATTCAGTAACTGATAGCTTTTGCGGCGGTAGTACCAGTTAACAAGAAAGGTGCCGACACCCACGGCGGCCCCGACCATAAAGGCAATATCCTGCGGGGAATACTTACCAATCCACGCGAGGAACACCGCCACCGCGTAGGCTAAAAATGAGGTAATCCGCTCCATTGTTAATCCCATAAATTGACAGTTTCACGCTGCGGCGCGGCGGTCACGTCCGGCAGCTCGACCGGCTGGCCGTGGGGCAAAATCGCCCCTGCATCGGCCAGCCCCTCATTGAGTGAGTAAACCTGTTCAACTACGCCCTGCGTGCGCCCGTAATAGCGCCAGCAAATCGCGTCAACGGTGTCGCCCTGCAGGGCGTAGATTTTCATCAGAGCAGCCCGATGATGCAGTGGGCACGGTCAGCCACATTGCTGATCGCGTTACGGGCCGAGCGCCACAGCTCATCAATGGACGCCTCGACAACATCCGCTTTGCGCCCGCCAGTGCCGGTGGTGTCCATGCTGCGGTATTGCTCAGACAGAATGGCCGTGGTCATGGTGCTGACCGCGTTGCGGTATTCACTCACCCGGATGCTTTCGCCGTCGAGTTCATCGGCGGGTACATCCTCCAGCCGCTGATAGCCGTCGGCCATCTGGTCGCGACGGTAGATGTGCAGCTCGGCGTTGACTTCCGCCAGTGCGCTTTTAATCGCCAGCTGTAGCCGTGGGGCGGTGATCGTGCCTTCAATGCGCATCACGTCGCGCACGTCTGCCGGGCTGATATCCGGGAAGAAAAAGACGTTTTTAATGATCGGCTCATCCTCCGGGCGCGGTGCTGGCGCGTCCGGGCGGGGTTTTATAATGACGGTGCTCATGTGACCTCAAAAAATAGGGGGCGGTGGACGACGGCGTTGACGAGGTGGGACCTGTCGCGGCCATCGTGCCGCCCGGCGCGGGGCGCGTTCTGTTAGCGGCTGGCGGCGGTACGTATTGCCCGCTCCAGCCGTTCAATGTCCTTTTTCACGCCGCAGCCGTTATGCAACTGCAACGCACGTTTCAGGTGGTTTAACGCCAGTTCAGCCCTGCCCGTTTCGCGCAAGACGTACCCGGTAATTTTGTGCAGCTTGGCGCGCACTTGGTCGGGCATGTCTTCTGCGTCGGTGAGTTCCATGGTCTGCGTGAGGTGGTCAATATTGACCGACTCCCCGGCCTCAAAGGCACGGGTTGCAGACTCTGCGACGTCTTCTGCGATGAGGTACGGCGTGGAGCGAGTGAAGTTGCCCGGCGGTGCCAGCTTGTAACGCAACGCATAGCGGGCAATGTCCAGTGCGCCGGGAATATCCCCAGCATCCAGTCGCCAAATCATGACCGTCATCAGAATGGCATCCTGCGCACCGTTACCTTCTGTCAGTACTCCGGCCACCCATGGGGCATAGCCCGGCAGCAGTTGGCGCTTGAGTTCGGCTTTACGCTCTTGTGAGCGTATCTGCTTGAGCTTTCGCTTATCTTCATAGAGTTTAAGCATCATCAGTTCATAGCCGTTGGCATGGCGCAGCGGGTCATTTTTCCGCTGCGCGGCCTCGACCGCAGACTGGCGCAGAAGGTGACGGCGGGCAGGGCTGGTCATGGTTACTTACCGCCTTTTGCCGCTTTGTCGTCTACCGGGGCATCATCGGTGCCTTTCAGCTCAGCATCAGCGACAGCTTCCGCCGGGGCTGTAGCGGCTTTCACGGCTTCAACAATGGCACCGGCCAACGTCTTGATGTCCTCGCCGGAGATTGGCAACGCCGCCTTGGTCTGCGGATCGGTTGGCTTGGCAGGCAACAGCGCAATATTTTCCACCAGACAACCGCAGGCGTAATCCTCCACCACATAATCCTCGTTGACGGATTCGTAGTTTTCGATTCGATCACGCTTCGAGTTTTCCACCATATGGCGGCGGTGCGTATCTTCCTGCCAGTAAATTGACAGGTTATCCATACGGGTGATCAGCAGCGCGTCCGCCGGGAAATAAGGCACGCGCACGGCAGGCAGGTTGCCGATGCGCTTCTGGCTAATAATCAGGTCGGCGGCCATTGCTTCCGTGTTCGGTTGTTCCTGATTGACCAACGGAAAATACTTGTCGGCCAGTAACTGACGGCCACAGATCACCACCAGTTCCGGGTCTTCCTGATACCACTGCGCAATCAGGCTGTTGGTCGCATCCATCACCAGTGCGTCGAGGTTGGCGTAATCACCACTGATACCCACGCGGATTTTGTCGGATACCACGTTGCCGTCCTCGCCCACAATTTTATCCATCACACGGCTCGGCGCGTTTTCGCGGTACTTTTGCAGCCAGCCCGGCGCAATGTCCTGCAGCAGTGGGAACTTGATGCGGTTGGAGGTTTTCGCGCGGTGTGTACCGTTGAAGCCAATCATGATGCGGTCTAACGCCTGACGTTTCACAATCGCATCGCGTAACCGGGTCTGGAAGTCCTGATAACGCGCCCACAGGTCAAGGGTGTTGTAGCGGATGTGGAAATCGTAGTTCACTTGCTGACAGAAATAGCCCTCCGCATCCAGCGTGGCAAAGTCGGCGGTTTCGCGCTCATCGCCGCCAGCGGTATCGGTGGTGCTGGCGATAGTGCCAGTGACATCCATCCCGATTTTTTCCCCTTTCATTTCCCGCACCGGCAAGATATTGATGCGGGTCAGGAATGTGGAAGAATCCTGTACGCGGGTCATGATGGTCTGCGTGACAGACGGCTCTACGCTGAATTTCTTATCCAGATCGCCGGTGTCGACGCCGTTCAGCTCGGCAATACGGGACATAAAAGCATTAAATTTAAAACGAGTTTGCTTGCGCATTTTTATTCCTGTTTTTATTCGGTTTTATCGGGTGTTATTGCCTTAGCAATCGGTCATTACGTCCTGCGCACCGTTGCCACCAGTAGCGTCCGGGCGGGTCGGTTGGCTAAAGTTTTCAGTAGTGGAAAGCTCCGCTTTCAGTTCGCTGAAAGCACTGTTGCCGGTTTCTATCTGCTGCTTGAGTCCGACGATCTCTTCATTGAGCGCGGCGGTTGTTTGGGTAAAACGCGCTTCCGCCTCTTGTACCTGTTCTGCCACGGTCATCACTGCGCTTTCCATTTCATTGAAGCGCACATCATCCCCAACCTGTTTACGGGTAAACATCGCTTTAATACGGCTGGAAAATGAGTTTTCCGGGTCGGTAATTTCGTCAAACTCAATCAGTGCCTCAGCGGCAGCAGTGAATAAATTTTCCGGGTCGGATTTACGGCCTGCCAATGGGTTCTTTTGGGCACGCTGGCTAAACTCCAGCATTTCAGTGCCGAGGCTGGCCGGGTCATCAGTGACAGCCAACCCCATAAGGTAGGTGCTGCCTGTTTTGGCAAAATCACGGCGGATCTCCATCGAGGTGTAAATCTTCTGACTCGCTGCGACCATTGCCACTAAATCTGGTGTCGGCGTCAGTCTGGCGTAAAGCGCCCACTTACCGTGCAACAGGGGTTCGTCCGGCTCGTCTATCTGCTCCGCTTTCAGCTCGACAACATCGCCATAACGACGGAAATCACTGGTCGGCAAAACACTTTTGATGTGTTCAAGGTTGATACGTGCCCCTCGCACTTTCGGGCTGTAGTGCTGCGCCATCTGTTTAATATCGTTAACGTCGATTTCTCGCCCGTCACAGGTGTCGCCTTCAACGCCGATGCGGAAAAACTTAGAAACTTTCTTTGCCATGTAAACGGCTCCAGTTGTGGTGGTTGGGTTCGGAGCTAGTTTCAGGGGAATGGCGTCGCGTCTCAACGCGTTGCGGTTGGAAGATCTGAGGCACAACAAGGGCTTAATGCGAGTCGCTCGGCGCTTCCGTAGCCTTGGCAGCATGAACACTACACCGACGACAACCATCATCAGCGATCCGCGCCGCCAAGCTGCCTTGCTCTACTGGCAGGGCTTCTCTGTGCGCCAAATTGCGGAAACGCTGAATGCCAAAGCACCGACCGTGCAGAGCTGGAAACTGCGCGATAAATGGGACGATATCGCGCCCATTTCCCGCGTGGAGCAAAGCATGGAAGCGCGGTTAATTCAGCTCATCATGAAAACGCAAAAGGAGGGGATCGACTTCAAAGAGATTGACCTGCTCGGCCGCCAGATTGAACGGCTGGCGCGGGTCAATCGCTATTCCATGAGCGGCAACGAGGCGGATTTAAACCCGAATGTCGCCAACCGCAACAAAGGCGAACGTAAGCCCGTCGAGCGCAACCTGTTCAGTGAAGCGGCCATTGCCAAGCTTAACGATATTTTTCTGGGGGATTGTTTCGAATATCAACGCGGCTGGCACCGTGCCGGGCTTCAACACCGTATTCGCAACATCCTGAAGTCACGCCAGATCGGCGCAACTTTCTATTTTGCCCGCGAAGCGTTAATGGATGCGCTGACCACTGGCCGCAATCAGATTTTTCTGTCAGCCAGCAAGGCGCAGGCGCATGTCTTCCGCAACTACATCATTGATTTTGCCCGGCAGGTTGATGTTGACCTAAAGGGTGATCCCATGGTGTTACCGAACGGGGCACGCCTGATTTTTCTCGGCACCAACGTGCGCACCGCACAGAGCTACACCGGCAATCTCTATCTGGATGAATATTTTTGGATCCCGAAATTCCAGGAGCTGCGCAAAGTCGCCAGCGGGATGTCATTGCACGCGAAATGGCGAACCACCTACTTTTCCACTCCGTCCAGTCTGGCGCACTCCGCTTACCCGTTCTGGTCGGGTGAACTGTTCAACAAGGGCCGCCGCAGCAAGAACGAGCGCATTCAGCTTGACCTCAGTCACAGCCACCTAGCAAAAGGCGTGCTGTGCGGGGATGGGCAGTGGCGGCAAATTGTCACGGTAGAAGATGCGCTGACCGGCGGCTGTAACCTGTTTGACCTTAATCAGTTGTCCCTTGAGTACGCGCCAAGTGAGTATCAAAACTTGCTGATGTGTGAATTTGTGGACGATACCGCGTCGGTGTTCCCGTTCGCGGAGCTGCAAGGCTGCATGGTCGACACGCTGGAAGAGTGGGAAGACGTCAACCCGTACGCCGTGCGGCCGTTTGGCTATCGCCCGGTGTGGATTGGTTACGATCCATCAGAAGCCAACGGCGGCGACAGCGCCGGGTGCGCAGTCATCGCCCCGCCTATGGTGGCCGGTGGCAAATTCCGCGTGCTTGAGCGCCACCAGTGGCAAGGCATGAACTTTGCCGATCAGGCTCAGAAAATCAAAGACCTCACCGAAAAATATTGTGTGGAATACATCGGCATCGATGCAACCACCGTCGGGCAAGGGGTTTTCCAGTTGGTGCGCGAATTCTTCCCGGCTGCGCGGGAAATCAAATACACCCCTGAAATCAAAACCGCCATGGTGCTAAAAGCCAAAGACACCATTGGGCGCGGCTGTCTGGAATACGACACCAGCCACACCGATATCACCGCCGCCTTTATGGCGATCCGCAAGACCATGACCGCCAGCGGCGCACGTTCCACCTATACCGCCAGCCGCAGTGAAGAAGCCAGCCACGCCGATGTCGCGTGGGCAATTATGCACGCCCTGTTAAACGAACCGCTCACCGCAGGCAGCGGCCACAGCAGCCCGAACATTTTGGAGTTTTATTAATGAGTAAGCGTAAAGGCCGTAAGGCATTCACCTCCCCTACTCCTGCCACTCAGGGGCAAGATTTTGAGGCGTTCTCTTTTGGAGAGCCTTCTCCGGTGTTGGATAAGCGGGAAATTCTTGATTACATCGAATGCACCGGCAACGGTAAATGGTACGAACCGCCGATCAGCTTTGACGGGTTGGCACGCAGCGTGCGGGCCGCCGTTCACCACAGCTCGCCGATGTACGTTAAGCGCAATATCTTAGCGTCAACATTCATCCCGCACAGGCTGTTAAGCCAGCAAGAATTTAGCCGTTACGCATTGGATTATCTGGTGTTTGGTAATGCCTTTTTAGAGGTCAGAAAAAACCAACTCGGCGAGCCACTACGCCTGCAATGTTCACCGGCAAAATACACCCGCCGGGGCGTTGAGCAGGATACCTATTGGTTTGTGCAAGACTGGAAAGAACCGCACCAGTTTGCACCGGGGAGCGTGTTTCACCTGATTGAACCGGATATTAACCAAGAGCTGTACGGTTTGCCTGAGTACCTCAGCGCGTTGAATTCTGCTTGGTTGAATGAAGCGGCGACGTTATTCCGCCGCAAGTATTACCAGAACGGCGCACATGCTGGTTATATCCTGTATATGACAGACGCGGCGCAAAGTACCAGCGACGTCGACAGGATGCGCCAAGCCATGCGAGACACTAAAGGGCTGGGTAATTTCCGAAATCTGTTTATGTACGCACCAAACGGCAAGCCTGATGGCATTAAAATCTTGCCGCTGAGTGAAGTCGCAACAAAGGATGATTTCTTCAATATAAAAAATGCGACTAGGGACGATCTACTGAGCGCTCACCGCGTGCCACCGCAAATGATGGGAATTATTCCGAACAATACAGGTGGGTTTGGAGATGTAGAGAAGGCTAGTCAGGTATTTGTACGAAATGAGTTGATCCCTCTCCAAGAAAGAATAAAAGAGATAAATACTTGGCTAGGGAATGATATAATTAGATTTAACTCATATAGTTTTTGATTTTATTTTTATGCGCGGAAAAAACGCGCATAAAATCACTCGCTATCAGAACTTGTTGTCAATGATAAATCTTTTGGCTTAGCCTCATCTTCTTTTTTTACTTTCCCACTTCGCTTCAACCCAACCTTGCTCAACATTGCATCTGCAACATCTGAATTCTCGCTTATAAATTTCTTGAAATTTTCCGATGCTAACATTTCCATTATAGGTGAAGAATGCGATGGTTCATCTATAAATCTGAGTGGGGCCTCTTCTAAGCGAGTCAGTGCATTTCCAAATAATCTTTGTGAAAAGTTGTCATCTAATTGAATAGCTTCTCGTCTATACCCTTCATACGCTTTAGATACTGACGCTTTAAACTCATAATCCTCAGCCAACCTAAATCGTTGCCCAATCTGCTTTGTTGCCAGCCATGCGAACCATAATGGAGCCCCTACACTCATAAGTGACATAACGATTTGCACCGTCATTTTGAATGTGGAAGCATTGGGATCGGAAAAATAGTTACTTAGTGCCTCCAGTCTAAAGTACCCGACAATGGAAGCAAAAAATAGTGCACCTACAAGCCCACCAACCCAATAACGAATACTCATATTTAGTTTTTTAGCTTTATCTTCAAAAGCTCCGGCTAAACCTTTAGACGTAGTGGTTCTAAATGCTTCTTCACATTTATCTATGTAATCTTGAGCTTGTGATTTCAAAGCTGACATGTAATCACTGGCTTCTTGTTTACTCTTTCCTAGCAAGGATTCAATCTGATAATCACTTTTGGCGCAATCCTTATGAAATTGATTTATATCCTCATGTTTTGATTTAACTTCATCTATTATCTCTATGGATTGCTCCTTTATCTCCATCAACTCTGAGTTTGCATCTTTAAGCATATTTAGAGTTGTAGGCAAACTTTCAGCAGCATCATACGCTTCGTTGATTAATCTTATTTTGTTTTCTATATCAGAATTATCAGATGATATTTTTTCCAAATTAGATTTATACAACTCAAGTCGAGTTATTATGTTTTTTGGAACAAGAGCTCTATCATTTAATTTTTTAAATGAAAAGAAAGTACTTATGTTAAACTTCACAAGCATTAACATCGACATCAAGCTGAATAAAGCCGGGCTAGAAACCGAAGCATTTCCATGATTTATATGGGCAATTGTTTGATCAGCGTTACTTATCATCGAAATTGTTTTCTGTATGCTAAGCAGGTCTTCTGAGTCAGGAACATACTTTGTCAATTTATCTAGCTCAGCAGACATCCCAGTTATCATACTTAGAACATCATCAACGCCAAAAGATGGATGCGTGTAGGCACCTTTGTTTATAAATGGATCAGAGCCAATACTTAAATTGTTTATTTTATCATGGAGTTCAATCAGTACTGCCTTTAACTGGATAATATTATCGTCCATTCTTACTCATCTCTCATAGGTATCAAAATTCGAAAATAATTTCCTTGCTAACCAATTACTTTAAAATAATTTACTTTATTTCATTTGATTGGGGTCAATACATAATTAACCTAACATCATAAGCATGAGCGCGCAATGCTATCCCCGCCTCGCCTGCCCGCTTTATGTGTCGCTTTTAATGCACTTGCATGATCCGGCGCGAACCGCGCCAGTACTGACGCAATTCGCAATTTAGCAATGTTACATTAACATGCAAAATCATGCGGCATACTCATGCATCGAGAACTATCAATGCTCTGATTTACAAAGGGAGTAGAATCACTCCAACATCAAAGCGCTTGCTACAATGAGAATTCTGTTAATGCACTATTATCCTGCGCGTTAATATGAATACTTGTAATTTTCCCTGAGGAAACAGCATTGAGAAATTCTAAGATTCTTTGAGGAGAGTCTTTAACCAAGGCTTTTTTAACCAAAAAACCTTCAATGTTTTTTAGGTTAAACTTATTTGATATAGCTTCTAAATCCTGTAAGAAACCATCTCTTCCCTTAGCCCGGAAGTCGCGCATTATCACAGTATAGCGAATATCTAATTTAAAAAACTCGTCTCTCGTTAGTTCAGGTAAATGTTTTAACGCAAAAGTAAACAATGTTGTTATACCCTCATGAATTTTCATGCGTATATCGTCTTTTTTTGCCTTACCCTCTTTAAACTCAACAAAATAAAGAATATCCCCCACTAAAAACAAGCAATCAGGAGATTTTTCTTTCTTCCCCTCAGGATGACAAGAGGCTATATTATGAACCTTATCGAAATTAAACCCTATCTCTTCAGAAACAATAAACCTTTTAACATCAGCAGTATTAAAGCTAAGATTCGAAACTGACTCTAACGCTGCAGGATAAATAGCACATAACCTATCATAGATTAACTTTGCGTTAGAAGTCATCAAAATCGTCCTTATTTAACACTCTAAGCGGTTCTGCTAGCAAATCGATTGCATAGGAAATATCATCAGTGATATTTATAAAAGTTGTTAATTGTTCGCCAGGAAACTTCGTAGCCAAGTAAAAACTATGCTCGATGCGTTTTTTATCAGAATAATGTTTTAATGCATCAATTACATATGGGCTATGTGTCGTAATTATAATATCCACACCGGCATACACTAAGTCACAGATCAATTCACAATATAGAACTTGCCATTTGGGATGTAGGTTAACCTCTGGCTCATCAAGAATTAAAAGATTACTTTCCTCAGCATGCCCTCCTTTAAGAAGCATATCTAGAATACCGAGGGATTTCACACCAGAAGCAATATTTGATGATGATACTGAATAATTATCCCTTGTTAGCATGAAGTCAAATTTTTCACTATCATAACTTATCTCCCCAGAAAATGCAGAGTTAATTCGCGCAGAGATTTGGCTATGAAGATCATTTTCAACATCACCAAACAAATCATTAAATGCATAAAGGTTATATATTGAATCACTTAGTTTATTGCTTAGATCCTTTATATGAAGAGGAACGGTCGCTCTACCCGTTGCTCCTTCCTTAATTTCAAACAAAGTTTTAGACATTTGAGCTAAGTTGTGAAACTGAATAATAGCCGGTGACTCTACATAAGTAGCGTCGTTATACCCTAACTCTTCGTCAAACTCAAACTTGAATTTTGTATCACTAACCCAATTGATACATATTAAAGGTGTAGCACCATCATTAACTTTAACTACTGGTTTAAGTGGTTCAGCAGTACCTTTTGGCACAATCTCTCCCCGAAACTCAGAGAAAAAGGCCTTACCTATCGCGCGATTCATTACAGATAACTTATCATCTGGCTCTGAAATTATTTGTCTAATTTCTTCGAGCTTTGAGCTGGCACCAGAAAAAACCAAGCCTGTGATATTCCCATCCTCTAATAACTTCGTTAGAGATTTATATCTTTCATCAAGCGCTAACTCTGGGTCAGACTTCAATTGGGAAATGAATTTTTTCGGATGAAACAAATCTCTAATTTGCGAGTTTGCAGTTACGTTAATAGATCTTCTTATAATTGAGAAATATAGAACTTCCGCTATAGATAATAACCTAGCATCTTTATCCTCTTCAAGATCGTACTCATATCTCGCAATCGCCTTAACTATGGAAAAAAGAATTTTTCCTACAGTACTTTTACCCGTGTCATTTTCACCGGTTATTACTGTAAGCCCACCGATATGCACATGCGCATCCGCTATCGTGCCAAAATTACTAACCTCAATATCCATAAGCAACTCTTATAATCTCTAATGATTCTCCCGCGATTCTACCATCATCTATATAAGCAATGAAAGTAGTGTGCACAGCTAGATCAAATGGTTAAAAATAGCCTTTGTAAGCCTTGGCTATCAGTTTCTCAAGGAGTCTCTACATTGTAGCGTGAGCCTGTTTACTTGCCACTCTCACTCAGCGAACCATCGCCTTCGACCTCATGAGTTCAAAAGGTCAGCCCATCGACATTGAACTAGTCAATCATGTCCCAATGTAGATATTTTCAGCATAGAAACAGGTACGTGTTGTGCTGATAGCGGCCCTCTTCGATCAACTTAAAAACGTGACCAGACCGATTTACGATGTAGTAGTTTGCCTCCTCTGGTGTGAGGTGCGTCCCTAACCGATTGGCGGCATGTATAAAATCTACCGTCTTAATTCTGCGGCCTTTTGCTGTGGGTTTCAGGGTCTCCAATAACGCCCCGGCCAAGTGTAAATCTCGTTTCATACGTCACCTATGGATTACGAAATAGCGGCGAGCTTTTGGATTATCGCGGCTTTTTCTGGACAGATATTCGTTTTCATCTCCCCGGCCAGTTCTGAAATCCATATCAATGCAATGTCTTTATCTTTTGCTTGGCTCTCATAACAAACCCCCAGACGGGCGATGAGTTCAATACGTTCTAAAAAAACCATTTCTTCCGCTGCTGGTAAATGCACCCTATTCCTCCGATGCTTAATCACTGTATGCATATACAGTATTACCCATAAATTTTGCATCCGCAACTAATTATTAAAAGCCTGCCCAATCATTAACCGGTGCATACTGCATTGAAATATCACCAAATTTGACTTTAGCACCACGTGCTAACGCTTCCAGTTCCCAGCGTTCCGGGACGATGTTTTGTAGTGCCAACTCTGAGTAAATTTTGGCAATGCGATCGCGTTCTGCCGGGGTCAATCTTGCCGACGGAGACACCTCCGGCACGCGATAAGGGTCAAAACTGCGTTGTGATTTCTTTATCTGCGACGGAATAGCCCGTATACGACTCATAACAGACCGTGTAACGGTCATATCATTCCAGTCAATCGGTGTCTCTGGCGGGTGTTCCAACACCGCCACGGCCTCTACAGGTTCACTATCCTGCGTATTTGTAGCGCCTTTGCTATCGACCAACCCACAGTTATTGACAGGACTCCGAGGCGCGCCAGAGGCGCTTTGCAAAGTCAAAGGCTCAACGGCAACAGCTTTAGCGACAATGCGCCATTGCGTTGTGCGGGTTTCATAGATGCGATCTGCGCCAATATGCGGGGCATAAATTCCCGCAATTTTCTGGACTTCTTCGTCATAGGCGTTGAGTTCGTCGGCAACCCTGCGGGCAACACGCACGGTCTGATCGTCGCGGGAAACATTGGTGCCGCCCTGGGCCAGAATGTAGGCGGCAAAATCACCGGCATCAGCGGCAGCGCGTACCGCTTCCACGCTGTCGTCAAACTCGTCGGCCAGACTGACAGAACGAATTTTTCGGCATTCACGCCACGCGCCACGCGACGGCAGGCCAATGAATTGAAATTGAGGAATGCGCCACGTTGACGCCCACGCGGTGACAGCTGCAGCCGTTTCAGTCAACAGCTCGCCTGTTTCATGATCGCGCTCACCGTCCAGCGCGTAACCGTCGATATTCTTCGCGATATATTTGGCGATATAACCCGCCGCGCCGCCTTTGTTCAGGTGCTTGCAGTCGAAACGGTTTTTAGCTGCGCCGCGTTCGTCGCCATCCTCGGCCATGGCATATCGCCGCATGATGTCGATCACCGGCTGCCGCTGCTCTTTGGAGGTAAACAGCATCATATGCCAATGCGGCGTTGCATCGTGATGCGGCTCAACCACGCGTATGCCGTAGACCTGAAGCCCGTTGTCTTTAAACGCCGTCCGAATATTACTAAACAAGTTCACAAGATAGCGCTGGCCGTCTTTTGGCGTGTACGCCTCTTCATCCCAATTGTGGTTAAACTGCACCTTCGGGTTGTTTTTACCGACGGTGCGTGTCGGGTGATATTTGGACGGCGTAGTGATAGTGATAAACATCCCTTTATCACCTTTTATCTCGGCAGCCTGTTGAACCCCAGCTACTATCGTCATTAGCTCCATGCGACGGATCTCCGGGTTAGAGATACTCGCCATCACCTTGTCGATCAGGCTGAATCGTTCACCGGTTTCGACATTCTCCAGCTCGCGGCTGTTGAGGTAATCAAAGTTGGACTGACGACGCGCTTTCACTTCCCGGATCGCCTGCTTGCTGGAATAGGATGACGCCCCACGATTCACATTACCGACGGCAATCAACAACGCCTCGCGCCAGCGCGTGCGCTGGGCTTTTAACTGGCGTTCCCACCATTCCGCATCTACCAACCGGGACAGACTGGCGATCGCTGACCGGGCATCAAGTTTGCCCTTGCGGTATTTGTTCCAATGCATCGGGGTGATATTGAAGGCGCGGGCCATCGGCGCGGTATGACCATAAAAACAGGCTTGAGTGCTATCTTCAAACAGCCCTGTATTGTCTCCGCCGTTGCTTTTAATGAATTCTTCAACGCGGCTTTCATAGATAGACGACAGTTGACCGGCCACGCGATCCGCAAGGCGTTTAAGCTCTTTGTCATCCATACCCGGTAAGCCAGCATAATTATCAATCTCCGCCAACCAACGTGGTGAAGCCGCTACGTTCATCCCATTCTTGGCGTTTACCGCCTCAATACGGGGCCATATGCGGCGCTCAAACTGGAACACAAGCCATTTATTGGCGTCATGCAGCCCTTTGGATTTCAGCAAGTAATCATGGCGTGACAGGAAAATGGCGCTAAGAAAGCGCGGCAGGGAATGGATATTGCGTAAAACAGCTTGCCCCTGAGCGTGTTCCTCACGGGTAAGCGGTCTTACCGGCCCGGCGATTGCCGGGCGCGGTGCGTTCCATGGGTAAGCGTAAGCGGGTGCCGCTTGGCTCATTGAACTTTTGCGCCGTTCGCGTGAGCGCAATTGCCGCAGTAGCGCTCATTACATGGGGAACACGGCGAATCATCAACGCTGCGCCATTTAACGCCTGCTGCATCTATGGCCTGCTCATAGATGCTCGCCACACGTGCACCTGAATAGTGTTTCCAAATGGTCTGGATAACCACCACCGGCTTATCCATTCCGGGCCTCACATACTGCGAACGCGTCTTGGCATAGGTTGCCAATCCGACCAATTTCAGCGGCCAATGATGCAATACTATTTACGCTAGAATTACGTACACCATGATGAATAAGCCCGTTCACCAATTGGTTAACTGTTGGATAATAACCAATGGCTTCATATCGCTCTTTCCCTTCGCTTTTACCGACCTTCCCGACCTTCACAGTATTAAGAATGAATTGCAGGTTATCGCTAGTGATAACAAACTCAGTACCAATTTTAATTTCCATATTATTTCCTTAATCGTAATTTTGGTTTTCTGGGCGGCGCATGAATTCTAAATCACTCAAATCGGCCGCAATAAAATGGCCTACCAGCAACGCCAGTAGACCGAGTAAAGTTAAATAACCCGTCATGCCTTCCCCGCAAAAAGATGGCTTTGCGCCTCTCGGCGTTGTTGGCAGCTCACGCATGTATCAACGCCGGGAACAGCAATACGGCGCGCGGGCGGAATCGGAGCATCACATTCTTCACAAACGAATGCAGAAGGCAGTGCAGAGGTTTTGCGGGCATTAGCGATCTGCGCCTCCAACACCTGCGCCTGATGTTCTTGTGCGTAATCCATCAAGTCAGCCATTAGTGCAGCTCCTGCGCTTGGTGCTCGATGGATTCAGCCTCTTGGCGGAGCAGCTCTACAGCCTCAACCGCCGTTAAACCGTTCTTAGTGATATGGGCAGCCAAACGCACCAGACGAGCAGCGGCGAGATCGGCTTGATTCTTACGCTCATCAAGGCGGGCGTTATCAAGCAACACTACTACCTGTGAAATTTCGCTACCTTCTTTTGCCGGGTCTAATCCCATAAAAATCAAATTCGACATATTTAATTCCTTATTTCAGGCAAAGCGATGCCCGGCGGGTTAACGCCAGAATTACGCAATACGATTAATTAGTATTTAATTCGCAATCATCATCACTGATAAATCGCGGTAAGGTTTTTGATAAATCAATTAGGTCATTCAGCGCCCACACGATTTGTTTACGCTCTGAAAAGTTCATTTCTGCAAATTTCATGTTTATGTGCCGCTCTTTAAGCCCAGCATGAAAACAAACAGTTCTGCGGATATGCCCCGGTGATTTATCAAAAGCCTCTTGCGCCACATTCTTTCTATGCGCAAACAGATCACGCTTAATCTGGGAAATGCGCTTAATACCGATAGCTTTTTGGTCATCCGTTGCCAATAACATATCAACCCCAATTAACGGCAGAACATACGGCGCAGTAGTTGCGCAGGTTTTGCAGTGGACAGACCGCGCAGCAATGCAGCTTGATCGTGACGTGGCCGCCAGCGTTTACCGCCCGGCAGTTCAATAAAGCCGTGTTCAAAATGGCGCGATGGGCTTTGCTGTTTCAGCAGTGGAGCGATTGAGATAGGCATAGTGATCACCTCAGCTTAAACCAGCGACAACACTCAGGCCGCCGAGCACGTCAACGGTGGAGGCTAGCGCCGGGGTGGATTGGATGCGGTTTTGAACGGTCAGGCCGATTAGAGACAAATGGCGGATCGCCGTGTTGACGCTTTCAAGCAGCGCACTCTTACGAACAGGAGTTTTGTGATCGCCTTGAACCGCTGCGGCAGCAATGCTGCCAACGGCTGCCGTCGCCTGTAGCGCATACGTTGGGATGTTCCCGGCGCTGGCTTCGTTGACAGGCACGGACGGCATGCAGTTAATTTGTGCCAACAGTGCATCAAGAAGGCTTGAATCTTCTGTAGCGTCGGTAATCGCAAGCAATTCCGCACAAGTGAGCTGATGTGGCTGGCCCGGACTCAACTTATTGCGCAACGTCTGGGCGTTTATGCCGACCAGCTTAGCGAGAGCCGTCACATTGTGACGTGCTGGAAACTGGCGACAGGCTTCATCAAAGTGCGAATGTTTAGAAACAGCGTAATCAAACATAGTTCACTCAAAGTTAATCTGACAGGATAACTACACGCTTAGTGATATGTTGAATTCAGTCAAAGCTTGAACAGTCAAAGCGGCCATGTTGATTTCGACCGCTCCAGATTTGTTCTGCTTAGGTTTAATAGGTAAACGGCCATCTTCAATCATGTGGCGGGCGGTACCGATAGGAGTACCAGTAATGCGGCAATATTCAGCCAAAGGCAGGTAAGGCACAGGAATCGCAATTGTAATGTTAGGACGCATAAGGCAAGATCCAAAGTTAATCAATAGTGCTCAATAGCCATCAATGTTGCTTCAATCAACATTGGCAATGCTACGACAGCTTAACGAAACATTGCAAGGATAAATTAACTTGACGTTACATATAGAGTTTGATCGAGGCGGAAAAGAGGTCATAGAAAGGATTGTTAAAGCGTATGGATTCACTACCCGCTTAGCTTTAGCTGAACACTTCGGCATAAGCAGTAGCAGCATGTCCATGCGCTATAAACGTGATTTCTTCCCTGCTGACATAGCAATTCGTTGTATGGCCGAAACCGGGGTGAAACTTGAATGGCTGGCGACCGGCAAAGGCAAAATGCATGACGATGGCCGATTAGATGTATTAGAGCTGCCAAGCAAGAAACTTGTAGATGGTGAAGTGTTCGAAGCCGCTAATTTAGTGCTTGATAAAAACTTTTTTCCAGCCCATCAACAGCCCCCTATCAAGCCGGAAATAGTCTATGACGCCTCAAACCAATATGTAGTGGAGACTGATTTCAAAGAAGTTTATGACGGGAAATGGCTTGTTAACATCGAAGGGAAAACGAATATTCGCGACTTGACTCGCATCCCAGTTAACAAAGTGCGGGTGACGGGTGCAGGCGTGCCTTTCGATTGCGGAATTGACGAGATCGGCATTTTGGGAAGAGTAATAAGTAAAATTGAGTACTTCTAAAACACATGGGTATTAAGAAGTTAGACGACGGCCAGTGGCAGCTTGATCTTTACCCTCTAGGGCGAGCTGCAGGTAAACGCATAAGAAAAAAATTTGCGACTAAGGGTGAAGCGATGGCATTTGAACGCCACGCTTTAGATCCAGTTGCAAGCAAACCATGGCTAGGAGAAAAAACCGATAAGCGGCCCCTCAAAGAGCTGATTGATACTTGGTATTCTCTACACGGAATCAGCCTAGATGATGGCAAAAGACGACAAACTACTATGCACCATGCCTTTGAAAGCATGGGACGGCCACTGGCTACAGAGTTCAATGCTCTATTGTTCACAAAGTATAGAAAAGCACGACTTGAGGGTAAATATCCGCGAACTAGTCGTGTGCAGCAAGTCTCCCATCGAACGATGAATTTGGAGTTTGCCTACTTTCGAGCAATGTTCAATGAGCTGAAACGCCTCGGACATTGGAAAGGGGAAAACCCCATAGAAAATGTCACCGAATTTAAAATTGATGAATCAGAAATGGCGTTTCTTTCTCAGGATGAGATTCAACGCCTACTGACCGAGTGTGAAAATAGCTCGTCTCGCGATTTATCTACCGTGGTTGAAATAGCGCTTAGTACAGGCGCACGATGGTCAGAAGCTGAAGAGTTACGGCGCTCACAAGTAACTAAACACAGGATCACATTCACCAAAACAAAATCGGGGAAAAATAGAACTGTGCCAATCAGTGAATCTCTTTACGAGAAAATCCCCAAAAATAGCGGCACACTATTCAATTCATGCTATTCAGCATTCCGATCTGCCATTGGTCGGACGGGGGTAGAGCTTCCTGATGGTCAATTGACGCACGTTTTAAGACATACTTTTGCTTCGCATTTTATGATGAATGGTGGGAACATTCTAGTACTGCAAAAAATACTCGGACATAGTGATATAAAAACAACGATGCGTTACGCCCATTTTTCACCCGACCATCTTAATGATGCAGTAAAATTAAACCCTATATCTTGGAGTAAAAATGAATAATAGACGTTCCTCTATAATCATAATAATAATCGTTGCCTTGGTATTTTTGACGCCAATATTATTCTATACCTTAAACTTCAGAAATGGATTGTCTAATAAGAATTCCGATTGGGCAGCATTTGGCTCATTCATTTCTGGGATTTATGCTTTTTTTAGCACACTAATTCTAGCTTACACGCTTTACATAACCCAAAAGAATAGTAAAGAGCAAGCATATATGCTCTTCTCAGATCGGATCAAAAATGAAGTCTCTGAACTCACTGAGCAACTACGCAACAAACTGTTAGAAAAAAAATACCCCGGTTCCAGAAACGAAAGAACCTTTTTCTTTGATTGTGAAACGCAAACCGCTCTACCTTATAAAGGTAAGTTTCCAGTTACGGAATCACAAATAAAAGATTCAGCAGTGAAGGCTATAGCTTGTTATCCTGATATTTATGAGATCGAAGCGTTAATCCTAATGGATATTCTTTTCAAAATAGAAAATACTAAAGATGAACTAAGGAAAAATCTTCGCTCATATTTAATATACGCTTTAACTAAAGAACAAAGATTCTGGCTCTCGATGTATAGTGAAACCTATACACCATATATACAATCAACATTAAGAAACTGGCCGGGGTTCACTACATTCACCAAAGAACTTGAGCGATATATGAAGCAAGGAGAAAGCAATCGTTTTTGA